TTTAGGCTTACCATCCTTGCAAGGGATAACTACATCTGTAGATACTGCAATGGAGATGCCACTACTGTCGATCATGTTCTGTCAATTAAGAACGCACCAGATCAAGCATTCAATCCAGAGAACTGTGTCTCAGCGTGTCAGCCGTGCAATAGCGCGAAAGGGTCACGCTCAGAGGGTCTTTTTTTAGGCAAGAGGTTCACCCCCCCTGTCTTTCTTGACTATGTCTCCCCGATGCAGTCCGAGACGATGCTGGACAGTCCTTTTAAGACCCGACCCGATCCAGATCAATGACAACTAATCCCAGAAAGTCCAAAGCCCTACGAGGGGCAACTAAACCAAGGCTCCACAGTCCACTTCTCAAAGGCGAAAACAAGCTGCAAGATGTCAAGGATCTCTGTGAGATTGTAAAGATTCCTTTAATGCCTTGGCAGGAGTTTGTGCTTAAAGACATTCTGACTACAGACAAAAAAGGCATGTGGATTCGTAAGACAAACTTGATTCTTGTAGCTCGTCAGAACGGTAAGACTCATCTAGCGCGTATGCTCATACTGGCACACCTCATCAAGTGGAATACAGATGTCCTTATCATGTCCTCTAACAGAAGCATGGCTCTAGACACATTCAGACAGATCACTCACCTATTGGAGACAAATGACCACCTTAAAGGATTCGTCAAGCAGATCCGACACGCTAACGGCACAGAGTCAATTGAAATGCTATCTGGAGCAAGGCTTGATGTTGTTGCAGCAACTAGAGATGGAAGCCGTGGCAGATCAGTCAATGGATTACTCTACATCGATGAAATCCGAGAAATCACAGAAGATGGATTTAGAGCTGCTACTCCTACGACTCGCGCTCATCCAAACTCTCAGACGCTTCTTACCTCTAATGCAGGAGACGCTTTCAGCACTGTCCTTAACGACCTACGAGAACGAGCTATTGACTATCCGCCAAAGTCTTTCGGATTCTACGAGTATTCTGCGCCACAGTATTGCAAGATAACTGATCGCAATGCATGGGCTTTGGCTAACCCCTCATTGGGGTACACAATCACGGAGGAAGCGATTGAAGAAGCGATTGCAACATCTCCTATCGAAAACACGCGCACTGAAACGCTTTGTCAGTGGATCGATTCTCTAAGTAGTCCGTGGCAACATGGAATCCTTGAGGAAACATCGGATAGCACGCTTGAAATGGCTGTTGGGGCTTATACTATCTTTGGTTTCGATGTCAGTCCGTCTAGGCGCAACGGATCATTAGTCGCAGGACAATTACTGCCAGATGGACGGATTGGCATCGGGATTCTAGAGACTTACAGCTCTCAGGTCGCCATCGATGAGTTAAAAATGGCGGCATCTATCAAGGCTTGGTGTGACATCTATAAACCGCGCTTAGTCTGCTTTGACAAGTACGCGACCCAAACTATTGCAGATCGCTTGGCTAATGCAGGCGTTATGATTGAAGATGTCTCTGGTCAGCAATTCTACAAAGCCTGTGGAGATCTTGCAGAAGGCTTAAATAATCATCGCGTGGTTCACAATGGTCAAGCCGAGTTTATTCAGCAGATGAATAACTGCGCAGCTAAGGTCAATGACTCCGCTTGGAGAATTATCAAGAGAAAGAGTGCTGGAGACATCTCAGCACCTATTGGCTTGGCGATGGTTGTCAGCAAGTTAATGATCCCAGTTGCTAAACCTCAGATCTATACTTAGACACGCCCATAGCACATTGTCTAATCTCTTGACAAATGCTACACTTTCTGTCTATGGGTAGACTATTGCAAACTTTTGGACTAGAGCCTAAGCCACAATTACAAGCTCAGTCAGCACCTCAGGTTCTTGGTGAGTATTCACCTTATGCAATGCCCTTCCAGTATGCGTATGTAAGTCGAGCAGAGGCTATCTCCGTACCAGCGTTAATGCGTTGCCGTAACCTTTTAGCAGGAACCATCGGAGCGATCCCATTAGAGCTTTACAAAAAATCTACTAATGAAGAACTTGGCTCACCATTATGGTTAGAGCAACCTTCTTATTCACAGCCACGATCAGTAACAATTGCATGGACTGTTGATTCACTTTTATTTTACGGACAAGCCTTCTGGAAAGTTGTTGAAGTTTATGCAGAAGATGGACGACCATCTCGCTTTGAGTGGATCGCCAACAATCGCGTAACTATCACACTTGATAGCACTAATACTTTTGTTAAGTCTTACGCAGTTGATGGAATTACATTACCGATGGATGGTTTGGGCAGTCTAGTTACTTTTCAGTCACTTAACGATGGAATCCTTAACACTGGCGTGCAGACAATCAAAGCTGCTATCGATGTTCAGAAGGCAGCAGCAATTGCAGCATCGACTCCAATGGCAACAGGTTACATTAAGAACACTGGCGCAGATTTAGATCCTAAAGAAGTTTCTGGATTACTAGCTGCGTGGAAGCAAGCGCGTAACAATCGCTCTACTGCTTACCTAACATCCACACTGGAATACAACCCAGTTTCATTCTCACCTAAAGACATGATGTACTCGGATGCCATTTTCAACCTCGCTACAGAATGTGCGCGTTTGTGCAATGTGCCTGCTTACTATGTTTCAGCAGATGCAAATAACTCTATGACTTACGCCAATGTGCAAGATGAGCGTAAGCAATTCTTAACGCTATCTCTACAACCTTTTATCTCGGCAATTGAAGATCGCCTATCTATGGACGACATCACTGCTCGTGGAAATGTTGTTAAGTTCGACATTGATCATAATTTCTTGCGTACTGATCCAATGGAAGAACTAGCAGTAATTGAAAAACTTTTGACCCTGAATCTGATTACTACAGAACAGGCTATGGCAATGACAGATCTAACACCTAATGGAAGCCAAGGTATGCAATGAACCAAGTAATTACCTTCTCAGCTGAACTCACAGCAGACTCAGCAAGTCGCACTATTTCAGGCAAGATCGTGCCTCTCAATGTTGAGGCAGGATCGACAAACATGGGCAAAGTAATCTTTGCTTCTGGATCAATTGAGATTGCAGACCCTAAAGCAATTAAGTTGCTTAGTCAGCATGATAACAAGAAGCCTTTGGGTCGCATGGTTTCTTTTAGCGAATCAGAAGATGCAATCCACGCAGTGTTCTCTGTTAGTCGCTCTCAGCGCGGTACAGAAGCTCTAATCCTTGCAGAAGAAGGATTGCAAAGCGGTCTGTCGATTGGCGCAGAAGTATTAAAATCAAAAATTAAAGACGGCATCACTTATGTATCCTCAGCCCGTCTGGTAGAAACGAGCCTTGTCTCGGAGCCTGCATTTAAGTCGGCTCAAGTCACTGACATTGCAGCAGAAGAATCTGCTGTAGAAGAAGAAACCCAACCAACAGAAAGCGAGACAGCCTCCGTGGAACAAACCACTCCAGCAGTCGAAGCAACACCAGTTGAAGCACCAGCGGTTGAAGCTGCTCGCCCAACTGTTTCAGCAGCATACTTCACAAAGCCACGCATCGAATTGACAGCAGCTAAGTATGCAGAAAACTCAATCCGCGCAGCACTAGGTGATGAGTCAGCTCGTCAGTACCTACGCGCAGCAGATGACACAACAGACAACGCAGGTCTAGTACCAACACGCCAATTGTCAGAAATCATCAACCCACTTGGCACAACAATCCGTCCTTCAATTGAAGCAATCTCTCGTGGAGTATTGCCAGATGCAGGTATGACTTTTGAGATCCCAAAGATCACAGCAATGCCAACAGTTGCAGTAACAGCAGAAAACGCAGCGTTTTCTGATACAGATCAGACTTCTGCCTACCTATCAGTTGATGTAAAGAAGTATGCAGGACAGCAGACATTCTCTGTTGAATTGCTAGATCGCACATCACCAGCATTCTTTGATGAGCTAGTTCGCAACATGGCAGCAGCTTACGCAAAGGCAACAGATGCAGCTGTTAACGCAGCAATCATCACAGGTGCTACAGCGGATGCAACAACAACAGTAACTTACCCAACAGCAGCAGAGTTGCTTGGCGTAGTTGCTCGCGGATCAGCTTCTGTCTACAACGCAACACTAGGTCTACCAAACCCATTCGCTCGCAACATGATCGTGAACACAGCACAGTGGTCAAACATCATGACACTGAACGACAATGGACGCCCAATCTACACAGCAACAAACCCAATGAACGCAGGCGGAGCAGTAGTTCCTACAGCACTACAAGGTAATGTTGCAGGACTTAACCTCTATGTAACACCAAACACAGCAGCTGGTACAGATACAGATGGTTCAATCTTGATCGTGAACCCAGATGCTTACACATGGTACGAGTCACCAAACTATCGTTTGCGTGCAGAATCAACAGCAGCAGGTTCAATTACAATCGGCTACTACGGCTTTGGAGCAATCGCTACTAAGGTCGGCGCAGGCGCATTTAAGAACAACAAGGCGTAATTCGCCACACTAAGTCGCTCTAGGGGGTCAGTAGCCCTCTGACTCCCTAGAGTCTTTAGAAAGGAATGGGATGTCGCTTACAACAGTCGCAGAACTCCGTACAACACTCGGAGTTGGTACCTTGTATCCAGACGCGACCCTTCAAGAAGTATGCGATGCTTCGGATACAGTCCTTATCCCAATGCTTTGGACTCCTACTCAATTCGCAGTTGCTCATAGCAACATTCCTAATGTGGGCACTCTTTACTTTAACATTCCAGTAAAAGACATCTTCTATGTAGGAGAATCCGTCACCGTTGCTAATTGCGGTACTAAGTACGCAGGTACTAAGACAATTACAGCAGTTGGTGATTATTACATCAGCATGGCAACAAGCCACACAACCACAGTTAAGTATCACCCAATAGAGCCTTATGGCACTGTTGCTCCAGAGTCTTACACAGACTGGACAGTTGATACCGCAGTGCAGAACGCATCCTTGATGATCGCTGTTGACATCTGGCAGGCACGCACCGCAACTTTAGGCGGAAGCAACCTAGTCGATTTCCAGCCCTCACCTTATCGAATGAGCGCACAGCTTCTCGCTAAGGTAAGAGGTTTGATAGCACACGCACTAGATCCTCGCTCGATGGTGGGATAATGCCAGTTGCACTCACTACTCTTAGAACGACACTAGCCACAGCCCTAGTCGATAATACAAAGTGGCAGACCTTTGCTTTTCCACCTGCAACAGTATTGGCTAATTCAGTCATTGTTAGCCCAGATGATCCTTACATAACTCCGAGCAATAACGCTCGCAACACAGTAAGTCCACTGGCTAACTTTAAGATTACTGTTACAACACCTTTGTTTGATAATGAAGGCAATCTCAATGGCATAGAAGATTTTGTAGTTAGAGTGTTCAATCTCCTCGCTGCATCTTCTTTAACCTATAATGTAGGCACAATCAGTGCGCCTAGTGTTCTCAATGCTGCTTCGGGTGACCTACTCAGCTGCGAGATTTCCGTATCAATCCTAACAAGTTGGAGCTAACATGTCAGAGCTAACACCAGAGGATCTAGCCTTCTTGAAGAAGATTGGTCAGACCCCAACAGCACCAAAGCCAGTAACTACAAAGAAAGATGAGGAATAATCAATGGCAATTTTCTTAAACAATAAGGTCGGATTTAAGATTGCTACAGTCAATCTTTCAGACCATGTAACTGCATTTAACTTAACAAGAGTGCTGGACGAAATTTCCGTCACGGCAATGGGCGACACAGCAAACAAGGTAGTCGGTGGACTTGCATCTGATTCGATTACAGTTTCATTCCTAAATGACACAGCCACAGCAAGTGTTCTTCCAACACTACAAGATGCATTTGGCACAACAGTTGCTTTCCAAGCAATTCAAGATTCATCTGCTGCTGTATCTGCAACTAACAAACTATACTCAGGTACAATCTTTGTAAATAACCTAACTGACATCAATGGTGCGGTTGGCGATGAAGGAATAATTGACATCACATTTACATGCAATAGCAAGACTACTCTTGCTACTACAGGCACTTGGTCATAACTAACTAAACAAAGGGGCAAAACCATGGCAAAACTAAAGATCACTAAGATAGATGGAAGTGTTGTTGAAGGAGAGATTACGCCAGCAGTGGAGTATTTCTTTGAGCAACAGACTAAAATGGGTTTTCATCGTGCGTTTAGAGAAGAAGAAAAACAAAGTCATGTTTTTCTTTTGGCATGGGAAGTAATACGCAGATCAGGTGAAACTGTTAAGCCTTTTGGGATTGAGTTTGTCGAGACACTTAAAAATGTCGAGGTGCTTGACTCAGACCCTTTAGCTTAAAGCGCGATCAACCATTCACCTACCTCATTGCTAGGCTAAGCATTAGGTTGGGGATCGCGCCACAGCACTTGTTGGAATTAGATAAGACCATGCTAGATGCTCTAGTCCAAGGTCTAAAGGATGAGGCAAAGGAGGTCAGCGATGCAGATCGAGTTAAGAGGAAACGCTGATCTCCGTAAAGCGTTACGCAGGTTTGCTCCAGATCTAGAAAAATCTCTAAAGCTTGAATTGAAGCGAGGACTTGCTCCTATTGCTCAGACTGCTAGAGGTTATGTGCCATCGCAATCACCTCTGAGCGGTTGGTCTGGTAGATCCTTTAATGAAGGATTTTTTCCTACTTACAATGCTGGAACGATTAAAAGCAAGATTGGCTTTAGCACAGCTGTTACAAAGAAAAATGCTAAAGGCTTTAACTCTATGGCTTCTGTATTTAACAACTCACGAGCAGGCGCAATTTATGAGTCTGCTGGTCGTAATGGCGCACAAGGGCAACCTTGGGTGGGTCCAAATGGTCCAGCAGGTAAAAAGTATTCACACTCCAGAAACCCTAAAGCTGGTGAGCAGTTTATTGGTGCTATGCCACCACTTACAGGAAGCCTAAAGGGTCGTGGTCGTTTGATCTTCAAGGCATGGACTCAGAACAAGGGCGTTGCAGAAGGTATTGTCAATAAGGCAATTACTTCAGCAGAACAAGAATTATACAGAAGATCTAAGTCTGGGGCACTAGGGAGAGCAGCGTGAATTATCTAGAAGTAATTAACATTGCGTCCAAGTTTGATGCCAAGGGATTTAAGCAGGCAGAAACGGCACTTGGTAAGTTAGCAAGTACAACTAAGAAATTAGCAGGCGCAGCAGGTATTGCCTATGGTGCTGCTGCTATTACTGCTTACGGCAAGGCAGCAGTTAAAGCTTTTGCACAAGATGAAGCAGCTGCACTCCGACTTAACAGAGCAGTAGAGAATCTAGGCATTGGCTTTGCTAATCCTGCCATTGCTGATTACATTTCTAAGTTAGAGAAATCCGCTGCTGTTGCAGATGATGTTCTTCGTCCAGCCTTTCAGGGTCTGCTTACCACTACAGGTTCACTGACTCAATCTCAGAAACTTCTTAATGATGCCATTACAATCAGCCGAGCATCGGGCATTGACTTAGCAACTGTTACTGAGGATCTTGGCAAAGGTTATGTTGGGATTACCAAAGGTCTTATAAAATACAACACAGGTTTAACACGAGCTGAACTGACATCAAAATCCTTTAGCGAAATCCTTGGAGTTATCCTAAAGCGATCAGCAGGTGCTGCTGAAGATTATTTAAGCACTACTGCTTACAAGTTTGATGTTCTTACTGTTGCAAGCAATAACGCTTCTGAGATCATCGGTGGTGGCTTGGTCGATGCGTTTGCCCTTATCGGTGGTGGCACAGATGCTTCAGATGCCGCTAATGCCATTGAAACCATTGCAACTGCTCTTGCCAAAGTCACAGTCCAATCAGGTCGCACAATAGGTGTAATTCCAACCCTTATCAAGAATCTAAAAAATCTTCCAAGCCAGATCTTTGCAGGCTTTGCTGGTAAGCAATTTGGAGTGAACATTGTACCTCCTACCAAGAAGGAAGAAGCCAAGTTAACTCTTACTGAGAAGAAGCAACAAGAACTTCTTGCCAAACTTGAAAAGGACTCATTGCGTAGAGAGAAAGAAAGACTTGCTCTCCTGAATAAGCAGAACACAGCCAAAAAACTGCAAGGCGTTATTGACAAGGCTAACCTTGCTCTTGGCAAGGGAACGGATGTCTTTGATCTTGACAAGATCCAGATTGCAGCAGCTCTTGCTAATCAGGCTGAGCAATTAGGTAAGGCAACAAGTGCTGCACAGGTTTTACAGATTGCCAATGACACTGCTCGTCTTAATGTCAAGAAATCAATCCTTGCCTTAGAAGATGCTATTGCGTCTAAGGATGAAGCATCAATCATTGCTGCAACCAATAAACTTAACGCAGATCTTAAAATCCTTGGAACTTTAGGTCAGCAGAATGTCAAACTGTTAGACATCAAGTCTATTCTTGACACTTTATTGCCCAAGGATCTCATCAACCTTGCAAACCTTAATGAAGCCTTGCGCTTGCTTGGTCTGATTAACCTTGCTGCGACTGGCTCTAAAACTACCCCAATCAGTCAAGCTCCTACTCCAGCACCAAGCACACAAGGTTTAGTGCCAGCAACTACTATCGCAGAAACTAATGCCAATGTCGCAGCACTAGGTGGTGTGGTAACTCAGATCCAACCAAACCTTAAAGAGTACACACCCAACACAGGCATGCTTTCAGGCATAAGCCCTAGCGGTCGTGAGTTCAACTTTACTGTCAATGTGAACACAGGCATCGGAGATCCTAACGCCATTGCAGAAGCTGTAACTCAGGTAATCCAAGATGCAGTAGATCGTGGCACTTTACGAGGTGGCGCGTACTAATGACATGGTATCCAGAATGGCGTGTCACAGTAGGAGATGATGTTTATACAACTGTCACTTCTGTGTCCTTTGCTTCTGGTCGCTTGGACATTGATCGACAAGCCACAGCAGGTTACTGCCAAGTAGAAATTATCAACACTACTGGGGCAGATTTCACCATCAATGTAACAGAAGAAATAACTTTAGAACTAAAGAACTCTGGCGGTACTTATGTCACTGTCTTTGGCGGAGAAGTATCAGACTTCAACATTGGAGTCAGAAGCCCAGACGAAACTGGCTACATCACTACTGGCAAGATCTTAGGCATTGGCTCACTGGCTAAACTAACTAAGGCGGTTTATAACACTGCCCTTGCAGAAGGTTTAGATGGCGCACAGATTGCAGCAATCTTAGGCAATGCCTTAAACCTTTCATGGGCAGAAGTAACACCTACAGTTACATGGGCAACTTATCCAGCAACTGTCACATGGGCTAATGCCGAGAGTTACATCGGCACTATCGACTCAGGCTTCTACACAATGATTGCAGTCGCAGCTAGTGCTTCTGCTAAGTCTCAGACCCTTGCAGATCAGATTGCCTCTAGCGCACTTGGTCAAATCTATGAGGAGAAGGATGGAGATGTCTCTTATGACGATGCAGACCACAGATCTAACTACCTTGCAGCAAATGGCTTTACTAACCTCGATGGCTCGTATGCAACACCAAGCTCTATCACCTCAACAACTCAGACTGCTCGCATCCGTAACAGCCTTATCTATCGCTACGCCACAGGCTACGGAAGCACCTACAGTACCTCTGACAGCGACTCCATAGCCTCTTACGGACTCTTTGAGCGTTCATTCGATTCTAACATCAAGAACCTCGCAGACATCACTGACATCGGCTCTAGAGAGTTAAATCTTCGCAAAAACCCTAGAGGATCGCTAGGAGCGATTACCTTTAGACTTGACAATCCAGACATTCCAAGTGCCATGCTTGACAGCCTTATCGGAGTGTTCTTTGGTCAGCCTGTTCTAATCCAGAACCTACCAAGCAATTTATTTGGTGGATCTTTCGATGGTTTTGTGGAAAATGTAGCTCTAAGAGCAACCCCTAGCTTTGTGGAGATAACACTCTACATCTCAGCAACAGACTTCTCACTATCAACAACCCAATGGGAAACAGTTACCCCAGCCTCACTAATCTGGACTGGCGTAAATGCTACACTTACATGGACAAATGCGACAGGAGCACTAACCTAATGGCAACAACAACCCCTAACTTTGGTTGGCCAGTACCGACCAGCAGCGACTTAGTTAAAAATGGTGCAACTGCCATTGAAGCTTTGGGCGATGGGATCGATGCATCATTGCTTGATCTCAAAGGTGGTACTTCTGGTCAGGTACTAAAGAAGAACTCCAACACAGACATGGACTTTGTCTGGGGTGCAGATTCAGCAGGCATGACTAATCCAATGACGACAACAGGCGACACGATCTATTCATCAAGTGGATCAACACCTGCTCGCTTGGGTATTGGAAGCAGCGGACAAGTCCTCACAGTAGCTTCAGGTGTGCCAAGTTGGGCTACCCCAGCAGGCGGTGGTGGCAAAGTTTTGCAGGTCGTCTCGACAACTTATTCAACGCTTGTGACTGTTGCATCAACAACATACACAGATACAGGTTTAAGTCTAAGTATTACACCAACAAGTGCTACTTCTAAAATACTCGTATTTATAAATCAAGCAACAGAAGTTGAAAGATCAACAACTGCAGCAGGTTCAGCAATTAAGATTCTAAGAGGTGCAACTACTATTTTAGAACAGTCTGGAACTGGTTCTCAGAGCATTGGTTTAGAAGTGGGTGGTGCAACATACATAGTTTCAGATTCTGTTGTTGCTCTTAATTATTTAGATTCACCTGCAACAACTTCTGCAACAACTTACAAAACACAAGGCAGAGCCGCATCAACTGCCAACTCTGGAGTTGTGAGATTTCAAGCTTCAAGTAACGCAATTTCAACAATTACGCTTATGGAAATTGGTGCATAATGGACGACAAGTATTTAATAAAGGCATTGCAATCATTACGCGCTGGATCAGAGTTCACTCTTAGCGATGGCGATTATTCAACTATCGAGTGGCATGTCTTAGAAGGCATTGCACCAACACAGGCTCAGATCGATGCAGAGATTGTAAAGATTAAGGCTAAAGAAGAAGCAGACAAAACTGCTAAAGCTGCTGAGAAGGCTGCACTGCTAGAGCGTCTCGGTATTACAGCAGAAGAAGCAACTCTTTTACTTGGATGAAGCCTAAACTCTCAAAGGCTGCTATCCAACTAAGGGAACAGTTTGATGATACCTACCCAAGTCGTGACTGCACATCGGATGGTTGGATCGGTGATACTCGACACGCAGCTCGCCCTAGCGATCATAATCCCGATGTTAATGGCTGGGTTCGTGCCATCGATGTTGATCGTGATCTCAGTGGTAGGGCTAAGCCAGACCTCATGCCAGATCTTGCAGATCAGATTCGTCTCTTATGCAAGTCTAAAAAAGAAAGACGAATTACCTACATTATCTTTGATGGTCGTATCGCCTCTAGCAAAAAGGGCTGGGCATGGAGACAGTACGAGGGCACTAACAAACACAACCACCACTGTCACATCTCGTTTGCGAAAGAAGCTGACGATGATGGGGCTTTTTTTCAAGTACCTATGTTAGGAGCGAGTCAATGAATGAATTAAAAACAGCAGCAGGATCTTGGGCAAGAGCCTTCTTAGTAGCAGTAATCAGCATGGCAGCAGCTGGGGTCACAGATCCTAAAGCACTCATTGCAGCAGGTATTGCTTCTATCCTCCCTCCAGTATTGCGATACTTAAACGCAAACGATCCTGCTATGGGCATCAAGAAGTGACACAGTCAGATTTCTTCACGCTTTATCTAGCGACACTTGCAATCATTGGTGGCTTGTCTGGCTATGTAATCACTCATTTGTTGTCTGAGATCAAAAGACTCAACACGCGAGTCGATGAGATCTACAACATACTACTTGACAGGTAACATTCTGCTATGGCAAGAAAAGCAACTAAGAATCTAGTTGAGCAAGATTACTCAGCTCTTGATGCTTACTGCATTGGGATGTATGAGTTCGCTGAATCTCTAAAGCGAGCAGGCTTCGATGAAGAGACTGTGCTTGGCATTATCGTAGAGCGATCAGCCTATCCTGCTTGGATCTTGCCTGATCCGATAGAGCCAGAACGCTTTGGTGACTATGATGACGAGGATGACGATTAAGCGAATCGTTGTTGTATCGGACTTACAGGTTCCTTACCATGACAGGGTCGCTACTCGTAACCTTGCAAGCTTCATCACCAAGTTTAAGCCAGATCAAGTAGTCACAATAGGCGATGAGATTGACCTACCACAGATAAGCAAGTGGGAAGAAGGTCGCATGGGCAGTTATGCCCAGACCCTAGATGATGATCGCAACGAGGCTGTGCAGCTTCTTTGGGAGTTAGGCGTTACTGATTGCATCCGTAGCAATCACACAGATCGCTTGTATAACATTATTATGGCTAAAGTGCCTGCCTTCGGTGCATTGCCAGAGCTGCGCTTTGAGAAGTTCATGAAGTTTGATGATCTAGGCATTACCTTCCACAAGAACCCTATGGCTATTGCTCCTAACTGGATTGCAGTGCATGGAGATCACACACCAATCAAACCACAAGGGGGCTTATCAGCCCTAGAAGCAGCCCGTAGGCATGGCAAAAATGTTATCTCAGGTCATACACACAGAGCAGGGCGTTCAGCCTTCTCAGAGGCTTCTGGAGGGCGTATAGGGCGTGTCCTGCATGGTGTAGAGGTAGGTAATCTTATGGACTTTAAGCAGGCTGCTTACACAAAGGGCGTTGCTAATTGGCAGCAAGCCTTTGCCATTATGTATGTGCATGGATCTAAGCTGCAGGTAGATTTAATTAACATCGAGAAGGATGGCACATTCATCGTGTCTGGAAAGTCCTACGGCAGACCTAGATAATCGTTATCGTTTCGTTACCTTAGCCTCCCAAGAATTGTCGTGGCGTTATGTCACACTAATTTAGTAAGCCAGTCAAGGGCACTGGATGCAGATAGGTACACAATGATTAACTCAATTACAATCATAGGAATTATTGGTTTATTCTTAGCCACTAACTTTATCTGGTATTGGCAAGGCTTTAAGGACGGCAGGCGCGAAGGTTATGTGCGCGGTCGCGATTTAAGTCGTCAAGGTTTCTGGCAAGAATGAGAGCTAATGAAATCTTACTCACAGCCACCGACACGATTCGAGATCGTGGGCTTCAGTATGGGCATCCTGCCGATAACCTAGAACACACAGCCATGTTGCTGAGTGCTTACCTTCAAATGCCAATTCACGATTATCAGGTGGCAGGCATCATGGTCTTAGTTAAACTGGCTAGGACTAATCAATCAGCACAGCACATAGACAACTGGATTGATCTATGCAGCTATGGCGCACTGGCTGGACAACTAGCCACAGAGGAGAACGAGCTCTATGTTTAATTTAGCCGACTATGAACCAGTGGAGGTTCGACTTGAAAAGTTTATTAAGGATTACCCTTCGTTTCGCATTGCAACTGAGTTGGAAGTGGTCGAGGCTTCTCGATACATTGTTAAAGCGTACCTATACAAAGATGCTAGCGATGGCGTTGCTTGGGCGACAGGGTACGCTGAAGAGACAGTTTCTAGTAGAGGCGTCAATCAGACTTCAGCACTGGAGAATTGTGAGACTTCGGCAATCGGCAGAGCACTTGCAAATGCAGGTTATGCTCCTAAGGGAAAGAGACCAAGTCGCGAAGAGATGAGCAAGGTAGTAGCACAAAAGCCTGTCAAGCCTGCTATTGCAGATGTTCAGGATTATTGGACTACTCCAGTTAATGAATACATGAAAGTAGTCGATGCTCCAGTTACATTGGAGAAGGCTATGGAGAACATTGCAGCTGTAATGGGAACAGAAGAAGCTGCTGAAGTACCACAATGCAAGCATGGATCTATGGTCTGGAAAACTGGACATAGTGCAAAGACTGGTAAAGATTGGGCAGCGTACCAATGCACAGCTCTAGGACATTCAGGCTTTGAGGGCAAGTGTCCTGCTGTTTGGTATGAGCTAAATAGCGCAGGTAAATGGCAACCACAGAAAGCGAGAGTATAATGGGTCATGTCGGGATTAAGATTAATGGCGAATGGCTTGACCTTATGTCAGCTTTCATCGCTTGTCAGTTATGCAATGAGCCAGTGCAGATACGCGACTTAGAGGACATCTCATCTGACTCCGTCAATGGCATTGTTACATGGCAATGTGCCAAGTGCAAAGCAGTTAATGGCTAGTCAAGCAAGAAAGCACAGAGGTTTCCGCACAGAGCGAATCGTTGCACAGTACCTATCGACTGTCTGGCAAGGCGCATGTGTGGGAAGAGGTAGTGGCAAGGATGTTGTTAATGTGCCGTTCGATGTTGAAGTCAAAGCCCGCGCTGGATTTCAACCTCTTGCATACATTAAGCAGCTGAAGGCTCGGACAGCCATTTCGGGGGAATTAGGCTTCGGAGTTATTAGACTCAACGGACAGGGTGAAGATGCGCGTGAGTATGCCGCGATCATTCGACTAGAGGATCTATTGCCACTACTTCAACTAAAGTTCGGTCACTTAGACAAAGAACCTACAGATGCAGACATTGACCGCTGCACCGCATGTGGTTCATACATGATAAGGAAGTGCTTAACTTGCCAACCTACGATTACAAATGCACAAGATGCAATCTTAGTCAAGAAGTCCAACATGGATGGAACAATCGACCTATGATCTTATGCGCTTATTGTAATGAACCGATGGTGAAGGTAATAGCAGCTAATCCGATTCACTTCAAGGGTAAAGGCTGGGGCAAGGATTAAATGCACATCCACCCAATAACTCTTAGGAGAGCCAATGAGTTTATAGCTTTACATCATCGACATCATAAGCCGACACAAGGACATAAATGGTCTATTGGCTTGATGCATGATGCAGAGATTGTTGGGGTGGCAGTAGTTGGCAGACCAGTATCAAGATACTTAGATGATGGTTTAACGGCTGAAGTAACGCGCTTGGCAACTAACGGCATAGCCAATGGTTGTTCAATGCTTTACGGAGCTTCTGCTCGCGTTGCTAGGGCAATGGGCTATTGCAAGATCCAGACTTACATTTTAGACACAGAGTTAGGTGTTAGCCTGAAAGCAGCTGGTTGGGAGCTTGAAGCTTTAACAGCTGGTGGTCAATGGAGTAGGACAGATGGCATTGTTAATAGAACAGATCAGCCGATTAACCCTAAACAACGATGGGTTAAGTATCTATAGTTATCCACAGAAGTTATGCACAGGAGGTACAAAAGTAATGACACGCCCAAGAATTACGCTGTTGCTTGACACTATCGGTACGCTACTTGCAGCAGAGCCCATCAGGGGCTCAGCCCGAGCCCGTAAGGGCATGGCTCGGGGGGTGCTAGCAGTTGCTATCGGGACACTGCTATGCACTATGCCTAGTGCTGGAAGCTCTGACAAAGCTGTTAATAAGACATACATAGATTATAAGACTTATGCTCTCTATCTATTAGACTTTAATTATGAGCAACATAAGTGCTTAACTATCCTTTATGGAAAAGAATCTGCATGGAATCCAGATGCAGCTAATGGATCACACTATGGAATACCACAAGGTAAGAGTGAGTGGTTAAGAGATCAAGATGGCTGGACTCAGGTACGATGGGGCTTAGACTACATAGGCAATCGTTATGGTGAGCCTTGCATTGCATTAGATCATTGGAGAGCTAAAGGGTGGCACTAAACCAAAGAAGGGTTAACGACCCTAGAGATAGTAGAAGGTGGAGAGCTTTTAGGCTTACCATCCTTGCAAGGGATAACTACATCTGTAGATACTGCAATGGAGATGCCACTACTGTCGATCATGTTCTGTCAATTAAGAACGCACCAGATCAAGCATTCAATCCAGAGAACTGTGTCTCAGCGTGTCAGCCGTGCAATAGCGCGAAAGGGTCACGCTCAGAGGGTCTTTTTTTAGGCACGAGGT